GTGTTTCGCGCCGCGAGTTCCGCGTAGCGATAGAAAAAATAATTTCACTTTAGCCAAATCATTGGTAGAATCGATTTATGCCTAAGAAAAAAGCCAGATTTGACATCCAGGGCGATCAAATGATCGTCAATTCAGACGTAATGCTTGAGATCATGGACTGTACGCCTACTATGCTGACTCAGTATAAGAAGGACGGAGTAATGGTTCAGCCGCTTTACGGCGTGTATGACCTCATACCAAGTATGCGTAACTACCTGAAGAAGCTAAAGAATAAGGCTTCAGCGGTAAGTACAGAGGGCGTGTTAGACTTCCACGAAGAAAAGGCTCGCTTGACTAAGATGCAAGCGGACAAAGCCGAGATGGAAGTGTTAGAGATGTCTGGCGAGCTTGTCCGGGTAGATGATGTACTGCATGATTGGGAATCTATCCTAATGGATTGCAAGGGTAAGCTGTTATCTATACCAAGCAAGTTAGCTACGTTAGTAACTGACATTGAGAACCCTGCTGAAGCGCAGGATTTGATTGAAGATCACATCAGAGAGGCTCTGGAGGAACTAGCCAACTATGCAGCCATTCGGGAACGTCAAGGAAATACTACTGAAGGGGATGGACGTACTGCGGCCTCCTCCGAAGTTGACAATCTCTGAGTGGGCTGACAGAGAAAGAAGGCTAGACAGTCAATCCAGCGCAGAGCCTGGTCGTTGGTATACTTCACGAGCGGAGTACCAGCGCGGCATGATGGATGCTTGTAGCGACCCTAGGAACAAAGAGGTCGTCATTATGTCTGCGGCGCAGCTTGGTAAGTCAGAAGCTCTGCTCAATATCATTGGTTACCACATAGACAACGATCCTTGTCCGATGCTGATGTTGCAGCCTAGCTTGGACATGGCTCAGGCGTTCTCTAAGGATCGTGTAGCTAATGGCTTGCTTGCGTCCACTCCCTGCTTACAGGATAAGGTTAGGTCTCCTCGCTCAAGGGACTCTGGCAACACCACGTTGCATAAGATGTTCCCAGGCGGCGCAATCACTCTGGTCGGGGCGAACAGCCCATCAAGTCTAGCCTCAAGGCCGGTAAGGTTGGTTCTGTGTGATGAGGTAGACAGATACCCTGTCTCTGCTGGATCTGAGGGCGATCCTATTCAACTAGCAAGGAAGCGAGCCTCTACGTTCTGGGACAGGAAGATCGTCATGGTCTCCACTCCTACGATCAAAGGCGCTTCTCGCATTGAGGAAGCATTCGAGAAGTCTGACCAACGACATTATCACGTTCCGTGTCCTCACTGCGACCACAAGCAAAAGCTAGATTGGGGTCATGTGATCTGGACTGACAATAATCCAGAGACAGCAGGTTATCGCTGCGAGTCTTGCGCGGTCATCTGGTCTGACTCAGATCGTCGTAAGGCTATCCGTAACGGTGAGTGGATAGCAGACGAACCGTTTAATGGCATAGCTGGTTTTGCCATCTCCGCGCTTTACAGTCCTTGGACACCTTTATCTGACGGCGTGAGGGAGTTCTTATCCGTAAGGAAGAACCCAGAACAGCTTAAGGTTTGGAACAATACTTATTTAGGGAAAAGTTGGGAGGACGAAGGTGAAAGTCTCGATGTGTACAACCTCCAAGAGAGACGAGAAGACTTCGCCGATAAGATACCTGAAGAATGCATACTTCTCACGGCTGGAGTTGACGTTCAGGACGACAGACTAGAGGTAAGCATCATTGGCTGGGGTAGGGATGACGAAAGCTGGGTCATTGACCATCAGGTTATGTACGGCGACCCCTCCACTCCTCATTTGTGGACTAGTTTAGATACTCATATCTTTCAGAGCTTTGATACCCACGATAATAGACAACTTCCTATACGAGCCGTATGCGTTGACTCAGGTGGTCACTACACGAACTCGGTTTATGCCTATGCTAAGAAAAACGCCGGGCGTAGAGTGTTCGCAATCAAGGGCGTTGGCGGCGAAGGCAGAGCTATTGTGTCCAGGCCATCAAAGAATAACATCGGTAAATGTCCACTCTTTCCTATCGGTGTAGACACAGCCAAAGACTTACTGTTTGCCAGACTTAGGATAAATGATCCAGGCGCGGGATTTATTCACTTTTCTGATACACTTAACGACGAATACTTTAGACAACTGACGGCAGAAAAGATTGTTACTAGGTATCATCGTGGATTTAAGAAGCGGATGTTTCAGAAAATGCGACCTCGTAATGAGGCTTTGGACTGCTTCGTCTACGCAATAGCTGCTTATGCTATAATCGGGATCAATATAAATGCGCTTTCTGACAAATTGAGTCAGACAGAGCAGGAGCAGGACGAAAAGCCTAAAGCTCCTATACGTCAACCGTTTATACCCAAGGTTGGCAGGAACTTCGTAAATTCTTGGCGCTAAACAAAGGATCAATTCATGGCGAATGTATTTGACGCGACAAATGCGCCAGAGGGAGAGCCTCTAGAGATAGTAGCGGGCGATTTTGTTCAGTGGAAGATATCAGATCTAGTTGCCGACTATCCTACCGCTGATTATACACTTATTTACACAGCTCGAATATCGGGTAAGCGTGATGAGTTTCAGATTACAGCCACTGGTCAAGCAGACCATTACTTAGTCTCAGCGACTAGTACGGCAACCGCAGCATACACCGCTGGTAAATATGAATGGCAGCAAGAGATCGTTAGGAATAGCGATTCGGCTCGTCGCGTATTATCTCGTGGTCAATTTACCGTTTTAGCTGACTTAGATATCCCCGGCACTGACTTAAGAACTCATGCCGCAATCATGGTAGACAAGATTGAAAGTATCTTAGCAGGTAAAGCCGACTCAGATGTGTCCTCTTACTCCATTGCAGGTCGATCTTTGACTAAGATGTCTTTCACAGAGCTTTTAGATGCTCGTGATTACTATCGATCTGAGGTAAACAAGGAAAAGGCATCTGAAGCCGCTCAAAACGGTCGCAAAGGCGTATCAACAATTAAGGTGAGGTTCTAGATGGCGATTTTCGACATATTCACTAAGAAAGTGAAGCCAGAGCCTAAAATATTCAAACGAGCTTACGCTGCTGCCAATCCTGGTCGGTTATTTGCCGATTTTAAGTCATCTGAGCGTTCCGCTGACTCTGAATTAAGCCCTGTCCTGAAAGTTATACGCAGTCGTTCTAGGGATTTAGTACGCAATAACCAATATGCAAAGCGCTATATGAACTTACTTAAGACCAATGTGATTGGCGGTAAGGGATTTGGCTTGCAGGTTAAGGCGCTAGATACGGTTGGTAAGCTCGATGAGACAGGCAATTCTGCGGTAGAACAGGCATTTATGCAGTGGGGAAAGCTAGGAAACCCTACTGTAGACGGCAGAATGAGCTGGAATGACGCTCAAAGGCTGTGTTTGGAGGCTTTAGCGCGTGATGGCGAGGTTTTTGTAGTCAAGCATCGCGGAAACGCCTTTGCTGACTCATTTGCTATAGAATTCATAGAGTCTGACCAAGTTGATGAGACCAAGAACGAAAAACTAGCCAATGGCAACGAAATCCGCATGGGTGTAGAGCTTAACAAGTTCAAAAAGCCAGTTGCGTACCATTTCCTTAGCTATCATCCGGGCGATTACGACTTTACTACGATGTCGGTGTCTAAGAAGACGATTCGCATCCCGGCAGAAAAGGTTATTCATGTATTTATGCCTTTACGGTCCGGTCAAACACGAGGCGAGCCATGGATGTCACCTGCAATGTCTGGTCTTAAGCAGTTAAGCGCGTACATTGAGGCATCGCTCGTTGCTGCGCGAGTTGGCGCTAGTAAGATGGGATTCTTTACGAGTCCTGCTGGTGATGGGTTTGTTGCTGACGATCTGGATGGTCAAGTTCCTATAATGGATGCCGAACCCGGCAGCTTCCATCAATTGCCTGCGGGGGTAGAATTTTCCAGTTTCGACCCTTCCAGCCCTAATAACGAGTTCGAGAGCTTCCATAAGTCTGTACTCAAGTCTGTCGCATCTGCTCTAGGTATCTCTTATACGTCACTATCTAACGATCTAGAAGCTACCAGCTACTCAAGTATTCGCCAGGGCGCGTTAGAAGAGCGAGATTACTACCGAGATGTTCAGCAATTCATGATTGAGCATTTCGTGCGGCCTGTGTTTGATGGATGGCTAGAAAGCGCCATGGAAATAAATTCATTCGGCATTCCACTACGTCAATACGCAAGATTCTCTAATGCTGCTGAGTTCAGGGGTAAGGGATGGTCTTGGATTGACCCGCTTAAGGAAATGAACGCATCAGTAGTCGGCCTAAAGAGCGGAATACTCTCTATTCAGGACGTAGCAAGCCAGTATGGTAAGGATGCAGAAGAATTAATGGCTCAGATACAGCGAGATAAGAATCTTGCTGAACAGTTTGGCATCAAGTACGCATTAGAACCGTATGGCGCGCAATTCGTACCCCAAGAACCGGATTTGACTGATGACTAAGTACAAAGGCGTAGATATAAACACCAAGCCTACTGATGGCATGGTCTCGGCTGCTCGCAAGGCGCTTGATTGGCGTAAAGAATACGGCAGGGGTGGTACTGCGGTTGGCGTTGCTAGAGCTAGAGACATAATCAATGGTTCTAATCTTAGCATTAGTACTGTAAAGCGAATGTACTCGTTCTTTGCTAGGCATGAAGTTGATAAGCAAGCTGAGGGATTTAATTCTGGCGAAGAGGGATTCCCTAGCGCTGGAAGGATAGCCTGGGGTCTCTGGGGTGGTGACGCAGGACAAACGTGGTCTAAGCGCATAGTAGATAGGGTTAACTCTATTGACGACCGTAGCTATGATATAATGAATGACATTGCTGAAGAGGATTCAGAGATGACAGATATAAGTAACGAGGTCGTTGTAGACGAGACCGAAGAGTCGGTTGACGATACAGCGGTTCTTAGCGAGAACCTTACAGAAGAGCGTACCGAGACTGCGGAAGTAGTCCATCGCGCTATGTCACTGGACGCATCTCCGATTGATGAAGAGAAGCGCACAGTAAAGATTGCTATCTCATCTGAAGAGCCTGTGTCTAGGTCATTTGGTAATGAGGTATTAGAACATTCAGCCGAAGCGATTGATCTTTCATTCCTCGCTTCAGGCAGAGCGCCACTTCTACTGGATCACGACCCAGAGAAGCAGATCGGCGTAATAGAATCGGTAGACCTTGATGGCTCGGCTCGTAGACTGCGAGCGACAGTACGCTTTGGAAAAGGCGCACTTGCTAGAGAGGCGTTCGATGATGTGTTGGACGGTATCCGCGCTAATATCAGCGTTGGTTATTCGATCAGCAAGATGCAGAAAGACTCTAGGGATGGCGAAACGTATATCGCTAAGTCTTGGAGACCAATGGAAGCAAGTTTGGTGTCTATACCAGCCGATGTGACAGTTGGCGTTGGACGGTCGAGCGAGCAGCCAAAAAAACCCGAAATCGTAACTTATGTGGAGGACAGTAAAATGTCTGAAGTAGATATCGCGGCTGTAGAGGCTCAAGCCCGTCAATCAGCCAGTAAGAATGCAGCTCAAATCCTTGAGCTTGGTCAGCGTCACGGTCAGAGCGAGCTTGCTCACAAGGCTATTGCTGAAGGTACATCAATCGAAGAGTTCCGTGGTTCGGTTCTTGAGAAGATCGGTAGCCAGCGCGCTCTCGAAGCTCAAGAGATCGGATTGACTAAAGAGCAGACTAAGCGCTTCTCACTAGTCAAGGCTATCCACGCTCTTGCAAACCCAACTGATCGTCGCGCTCAAGAAGCTGCTGCGTTTGAGTTTGAGGCTTCACGCGCTGCATCTGAGCAGTACGGTCGTTCAGCTCAAGGCATCATGCTCCCTGCGGAAGTAATGAAGAACTGGAAGCGTGACCTGAACTCTGCTGATGATGCAGCTATCTTCGGTGATGATTTCCGTGGTGGTGACTTCATCGACGTACTGCGTAACGCTTCAAGCGTAATGCAAGCTGGCGCAACTATGCTTGGTGGTCTCTCTGGCGATGTTAAGATCCCTAAGAAGACTGCTGCTGCAACTGCTGCTTGGATTGCTTCTGAAGGCGGCGCTGCTGCTGAAAGCGAAATGACAGTCGGTCAGGTTTCAATGACTCCTAAGACTCTGGGCGCGTTCACTGACGTTACTCGTCAGCTACTCATCCAAAGCTCATTGGACGTTGAGGCTCTTATCCGTAACGACCTTACTTCTGCAATCGCCCTTACTATTGATAAGGCTGGTCTGGAAGGCGCAGGTACAAGCGGAGCGCCTACTGGCATCCTGAGTACTTCTGGTGTCAATACTGTAACTTCATTCGCTAACCCTAACCCAACTTTCGCGGAAGTTGTGAGCCTTGAAACTGCTATTGCAGAAGACAACGCTCTTATGGGTAACCTTGCTTACATCCTCCCTGCGAGTATGTATGGCGCGTTGAAGACAACTGAGAAAGCCACTGGCACAGCTCAGTTCGTTGCAGACGGCACTACTATGAACGGCTACCGCGCAATCGTTTCTAACCAAGCGACTGCTGGTAACCTTTACTTCGGCAACTTCTCCGATCTCCTTATTGGAATGTTCGGTGGACTAGATATAGTAGTAGACCCATATACAGCGTCTACAACTGGTACTATCCGAGTAGTTGCTCTGCAATCAGTAGACGTAGCAGTACGTCACGCTGTGAGCTTCGCCTTCGGTAACGACGGCGCGTAGGTAAGACTCTGAACAGGGGCGGGTTTAGGCCCGCCCCTTTTCTTAAGGAATATTTATGAAATACGAAGTGATTAAAGGCTGTGTCATCGACCGAGTAGCTCGGAAGAAAGGTGAGATCGTAGAAGTAGTAGAAGGCGTAAGCGCTTTGCTGGGAATGGGACGTATAATCCCCGCAAGCGAGCCAGTGATTCCGGCTAATCGTTCGGTAGGTCTTGATACCTCAGACGAAGCGCCAAAACGTAGAGGAAGAGCGTCTAAGTGACAGTAGAAACCGCAGCAGAGAGAAATGCAATGTTAGCCGACTTTGGTGTTGATGCTATCTTTGATCCTGCTACGAGTTCTCACCGGACGGTAAAAGGCATCTTCGATAATATCTACGAGGAGGTTGAGGCGGGTGGTCGCGTTGGTATTGCGATGCAGCAGCCCAGGTTCTTTTGTAAGACAGCGGATATTTCTGGCGCTGTTGAAGGTGACGCTTTAGAGATTGGCTCAGTTCCATATACGATTAAGGTTATCATGTCTGACGGTAACGGAATGAGCGAATTAGTATTGGAGCTTGATTAATGGCTCATATGCGAAAGCAGATAAGAGATGCTGTGATTACATTGTGTACTGGTCTTGCGACAACAGGCACTAAGATATTTAATCACCGGGTCTATCCGCTAGGTTCTAATAAGTTACCTGGCCTTTGCGTATACAGCCAGGAAGAGAATACAATCTATCAATCGATCAGTCCTCCTCGCTCTGTTATGCGAACATTGAACATAGTGGTTGAGTCTTATGTTAAGGCCACGACAGGCTATGATGATACAATAGACCAAATTGCGCTTGAGGTAGAGAAGGCTATAACCGCAGACGTTACATTAGGCGGTCTAGCTAAAGATACTAAGATTCTCGGTTTCACCAGTGAAGTATCAGGTGATGGCGAACAACCTGCTTGTGTAGGTATCATGCAAGTACAGGTCACCTATTGCGTGGCTGAGAATGACCCAGAAGCGAGTGTTTAGGAGGTATAATGGCTAAACGTATTACGATCTACAAAGGCAGTAACACTCAGATAATCTGGGAAGAAGATCTGCCTAACATGGAGCGCAAGGGTTGGTCAGATGAACCTGCTACCGCTCCTAAGAAACCCAAAGCTATTAAAGTAATTGATATTATTGAGGAAATAGAAGATGGCGACATTTAGCGGAAGTGGCGGGACAGTATTGGTTGGAAGCGATCCTATCGCTGAGATCAAGAGCTATTCCGTTGAAGAAAGCATGGACACCCTTGAAGATACTTCTATGGGCGACACTAATCGCACATACAAAGCTAGTCTCAAGACGTTCTCTGGTTCATGTGATGTCATGTTCGATGACACAGATACAGCGGGTCAAGGCGCGCTGACTGTTGGATCTGAAGTTACTATGTCATTCCAAATGGAAGGCAACACTACAGGCGACCATCGTTTGTCGGGTACTGTGTTAGTAACTGGTCGTACAATTAATTCATCATTTGACGGACTAGTTGAAGCTAGTTTATCATTCCAAGGCACTGGAGCATTAACAGAGGGTACAGTAGCCTAATATGAAATTAATCGATTCAGCGGTCACTCATTTCAGTTCTCGCGCGATTCGCACAGTCGAAGTACCAGAGTGGGAGACTACGCTTTATAGCAAGAATCTCACTCTGGATGACAAAGCCAAATGGCTTGCTAGGGCGAACAGCGATACAACTGATTACATGATATATGCGGTAATCTTTGGTCTCACCGATGAAAAGGGTGACTCTGTATTTACGATTGATGACAAGATTAAGCTTAGGAAGTCAGTTGATCCTGATATTATTCAGCGTCTAGCAAACTTCGTTCTAATACCCGACCCAGAGTCGGAGGATGATCGAAAAAAAAGCTAGTAGATAATGAGGGGAAGCCAACAGAGCTTTACCTCATGTACGAGCTGGCGTATGAATTGCGTCAGCCTCTGTCAGCCATTTTTGAGATGACCATTGACGAATTTACTCACTGGTTCACCTTCCTTAAGATAAGACACGAGAGATCTAAAAATGGCGGCAGACCAAAACATAATCCTAGGAATTAAAGGCCAAGACCAAGGCGCTCTTGCTTTATTCCAGGCTGCTCAGAAAGAACTCGCCGAGATGGGCGCGGAGCAAAAGCGGCTCAACATGGAGCTGCGTCAATACGACAAGATTGCTCAGCAAGCCAACAAAGTCACTCGTAATTCCAACGGCAACTACAAAGAAGCTAACCGAACCAGCCGTATGGCTCGTGGCGGTATAGGCCAACTCGGTTACCAAATCCAAGACGTTGCAGTCCAGATCCAAGGCGGTCAGAACCTTGGTCTTATCTTAGGTCAGCAGGGTTCTCAAATCGCATCTGTGTTTGGTACTGGCGGTATTGTTGCTGGTGCGATCATATCTATTGGCGCATTGATTGCGACCACTATGATTCCCAAGCTCTTTGAAATGGGTCAAGAAGGGAAGAAGCTAGAGAAAATATTCAAAGATCTTAATGACACTTTAATGACCGTAAACAGTCAAGGAGTATATACCTTAACTGAGGGTTTTGAAGAGTTAGCTAAATCTAGCAGAGACTACGCAGAGATAGTTCTTCAGTCTAAGCTAATTGCTGCCATGGAAGCTACTCAAGCAGCTCAATCTGGCTTAAAGAACGAGATTGAAGAGTTCTTATTCGTTCAGGCTAAAACTGGTAACGCAGTTCGTGGTAATGAGGTAATACTAAAGAGATTTGCTTCTGAAATGGGCGTGACTGCGGAACAAGCGCTCGAACTACGCCAGGCCACTATAGCAGTTCAAAACGGAACAGAAGGAGCTGCAACTGCATTAGTAAGCTTGTTGTCTGACCTTTCTAATACTGGCAATGCTTCAGAAGAGTTTATTAAGATAGCTGCTGCTGCTGGCAAATTTGCCATGGACGCAGAAGAAGCTGCTCGCTTCACTACAGCAATTCAAGATGCTCTTGGCGACCTTGATGGAGCATTGAAGAATAATACTGAAGAACAAGAAGGCTTTAGAGACGCTCTTAAAGAAACTATTGAGGAAATGCGAAGAGAAGTTGCTGCTTATGGAATGAGCGAGCGTGTTATTGCATTGCGTGATGCTGCCTTGCAGGGAGCTAATCAGACTCAGTTGCGCGAGATAGACATTCTGCAAGAACGCTTAGAGGTTATGAAACAGCAGGAAGATGCTGAGAAACTCATGACTGATATTCTAGGCAAGACAGGCACAGCTAGAGACCAGTACCTTACTAAATATCGCGAACAGCTAGATGAGCTGAATAAGTATCGTGATGACGATATTATTAGTGACGAAGAATACACAGCAAGCATTATTAATCTTGCTCGTCAAAGAGCAGATAATCTAGCAAAGTATGCTGAACAAGACATGAAGACCAGGATGGAGTCAGTGAACTTTATCGGTCAAGCTGCTAGTCAAATGGAGTCTGCTTTCGAGGATGGCTCTAAGGCTCAAAAAGCTGCGTTCTTAGTTAATCAAGGTATACAAGTAGCTAATGCTATAGTTAATACCAATGCTGCGGCTACTGCTGCTTTAGGTATGCCTCCCTTTACTCCTGCTAATATAGCTTTATCTGGAATGGTAAAGGCCATGGGTTACGCGAGCGCCGCTGCAATTGCTGGACAAGCTATAGGTTCGTTTGAAGGCGGTGGCTTTACTGGCATGGGTTCGCGCACTGGCGGCGTAGACGGTAAGGGTGGATTTGCTGCTATCCTGCATCCTAACGAAACCGTCATTGATCATACTAAGGGTCAAGGATCTGGCATGAATGTCACTGTGAATATAAACGCAGTAGACACCAAAGGCTTCGATGAGCTGCTGTACAAGCGCCGGGGTCAATTAGTGAGTATAATCAACCAGGCCGTAAACAATAGAGGCCGAGCGTCAATAGTATGAGTGGAACTTACCCGACAAGTCCTGTTTTCACCTCTGCAAACTTCCGCAGCGAGTTCTTTAATCTGAGCAGCCAGACAATCTCTGGTCGCACTCAGGTAAGGAATATCGGCGGTCAGCGGTTTACATTTACAGCCGCTTACCCTCCTATGACTAGAGGTGAGTTTTCTCCTGTCATGGGGTTCATTATGGCGCAGCGCGGGATGGCTGAGACCTTTACCATCGTATTGCCAGAGATTTCTAGCTCCTCTGGGAGCGTCTCAGGAACGATGTTATCTTCTGCGGCTGGCAGTATAGGTGACACTTCAATCGCCGTAGACGGCTTCACAGGCACTCTGAAGGCGGGTGACGTATTTAAGTTCGCCAATCACAACAAGGTTTACATGGCTACAGCAGATCGCAGTGGTAGCGGAAGCCTGAGTTTCCAGCCAGCTCTTGTATCTGCGATATCGGATAACGAGACTGTGACCTATGATGACGTACCTTTTACCGTACGCTTGAATAACGATGTCCAAGAATACGGTATTGCTACCGACCTATCCTATAGCTACGAAGTAGACTTTATTGAGGCAATATGAGCAGAGAGATCGATTCGGCAACGATTACTGCGCTGAATAGCGATAATCTCAATCTTGCCAATTTAGTACAGTTAGATTTTGACACGCCGATCAAAGTGACTGATTGGGCGCGTAATGTGTCTGCGCTCAGTACTACCTTTGATAGCAGCTCTGACCTGTTAGAAATAGACCAGTTCAACGAAAGCTCTGAACTCCAGGTCAACTCTTCTACATTGGTGTTCTCAGGTGTTAGCCAGACATTCGTAGCCTTGTTTCTAACTAATGATTATATGGATGTTAGAACAAGAATCTGGAAGGCAGTATTAGATAACTCCGACGTTGTCATAGGCTCTCCAATCCTAGTTTTTGATGGCAGAATTGCTTCTTATTCTATGGAAGATTCAGATAATAGCAGTACCGTGTCTGTAGAGGTTGCTAGTCACTGGAAGGATTTTGATCTGCATAACGGAAGAAAGACGAACAATAATACTCAACAGCTTTATTTCCCTGGCGATAAAGGCTTTGAGTTTGCCTCAGAGACCAATAAAGAAATTAAATGGGGTAAATCATAATGGCTGGACCATGGCTTATCCTTGCTGCAATATTTAGCGTTGCAAGTGGCGCAGTATCTTATGTACAGGCTCGCAAGGCTCAGAAAGCTGCTAAGAAGGCGAATGATGAGCAGCGCGGTGTACTGGTCAACAAAGAATCCAATATTGAGCAAATACCTGTTATCTATGGCGAGCGAAGGGTTGGCGGTGTCCGGGTATTTGTATCTACTGACGGTACATACAAGACGGTAGGCGGCGAGACTAACTGGTACACTGGTTTTCATCCTGACACTTTAGTTTATGACGATGTCAGCGCTACTCCAACTAATGAGTATCTTTACATTGCATTAGTTATGGCTGAGGGCGAAGTAGAAAGCATTACAGATTTCATAATTGATGACTTACCTATTACTGACCCTAAGTATTCAGGTTTGGTAGGCATCGATGTGTATCTAGGCGGCGATGACCAAGTCATGCCTGATACAGCTCTACTGAGAGAAGCCAACGAGTTTTGGACGGCAGAGCATAGACTTAGAGGCGTGGCGTTTATTGGGGTCAGGCTAAAGTGGGATGAGGAAGCATTCTCAGGCATCCCTGATATTACTGCCGTGGTTAAGGGAAAGAAGGTATATGACCCGCGAACAGATACTACTGCTTGGTCTGATAACCCTGCTCTATGTGTCCGGGACTACCTCACTAACACTAGATACGGTAAAGGCTTACCGCTCAGCGCCATTGATGATCCTGCAATAATCGCTGCGGCTAATGCCTGTGATGAGTCTGTCACGCTATACGATGGCGGCGGCTCGGGTAAGCTGTTTACTTGCAACGTGGTTTTGGACACTTCTAAGACTCTGTTTGACAACCTGAATACTTTGCTTTTGGGATGCCGTGGCTTCCTGCCTTACTCACAGGGTCAATATCGCCTTAAGATTGACGGGTCGCGCAGCAGCGAATTCACGTTTACCAATGACACAATTATTGGCGGCATTCAGATTAAGGGCGAGAGCAAGGACGAGAAGTTCAACCGGGTAACGGTGAAATTCCCTAATCCTGATGCTAACTGGCAACCTGACACTGCGATATGGCCTCCTGCCGACTCTGCTGAGGAAACAGCCTATCTAGCTGAAGATGGCGGTGTTTTGCTACATGAAGAGCTAGAGCTAGACACTATCACTAACTACTACCAGGCTAGAGACTTAGCCAGGGTTATCTTGCTTCGCTCTAGGAACGCAATCACCTGCGCGCTAAAGACAACATCAGAGGCGTTACAGCTTGAAGTAGCCGATGTGGTATCAATTACTCACGCTACGCCCGGCTGGGTAGCAAAGCCGTTCCAGGTCATTGGTATGCAGCTCAATGATGACGGAACAGTAGACCTGGCATTGCTTGAGTACGATTCCACAATCTACACATGGGAAGAAGGTACAGAGCAGACTGATTACCCGGATACGAACCTGCCTGATCCATTTACGGTTGGCGTGGTGTCTAACATCACAGTCACCGAGACCACTACGCTAGGCTCAGACGGCACTGTCATACCTACTGGCTTTATCGAGTGGGATACTTCATACGACCGTCTAGTCAATCAGTACGAGATACAGTACAAGCTGACCTCTGAGGCTGACACTGAGTTTAAGAGTATCTTCACTAGTGTTCCTAAGTACGAGTTCTACAATGCGGAAGTAGGCATAAGCGTTACGATTCGTATCAGAGCGATCAATACGCTCAACGTCAAGGGCGCGTTTACCTCTACTACGTTTACGGTTAATGGTGATGTCGCAGCTCCCGGCGTTGCCACTAGCGTCACAGCATTATCTGGCTATAGGTCTAATACTGTCACTTGGACTAATCCATCTGATTCGGACTTTGCCAAAGTTGAAGTCTATGGCGGGAATACATCTGGTTCTGGCTCAGCTACTTTAATCGGTGAGATATCAGGTGACACGTTTGTTGAGGGCGGTCTGACTGAGTTGCAGACTCGATATTACTATCTTAAGACAGTGGATTTCAGCGGTAATAAATCTGCATTTAGCGCTGGAGCGTCTGCGACTACTTTGGCAGACCCGCAAGATGGAACGGATGGAGCAACTGGGACGAGAAGCGCAAGTGGATATGTTTATTATGCTTTTGCAACATCTTCAGCTCCTAGCTCTCCTACTCTAAGTGGATTTAACTTCGTTACAGGTCAGTTCTCAACGATCTCTAGCGGCTGGTCTACTGCGGTTTCCGTCCCTACGCCACAGGAAGGGACATCTTTCTGGGCGGTTAGATATGCAGTCTCTGAATCTACTTTTGGCGGCAGTCAAACTATCACTAAAAGCGCAGTGTTTGAGTGGCAGAACTTTGATGGGTTGGTTACTTTTACCAATATTCAAGACGGTATAGAAAATAACGTCACATCAATTGACGGCGGGAAAATCTCCACTACTAGCTTATCCGCTATCAACGCTGACTTAGGTACGATTACTGCTGGCGTAATTAATACAGCGGGAGGCGCGACTAAGTTAAGTCTAGGATCAGACGGAGCTGCTAACTCAGCTTTATATGTAACTAGGACTAGTACGGTTGGCGGCGATGGAGTCATGGTCTATTTAGACGATTCCACATCTAATAGCGGCTATTACAGAGTGTTTTTTAACTCTGATAATGGCGACACAATGCGTGTTGATGGCAATGGAAGCGGAAGTTATGTTTCACAAGTGGCATCAGAAAGCTCAGGCAATAGTATTGGTATCGCATTTGATGTTAGAGGATATTCAGACACTACTGCTCAGTTTATTCAAAGGAGAAATGTAGGCTCTGCTACTGCAAGAAACCCAGCTCTTAGAACTATTAATACTTCTTCTAGCGCGGAAGCAAAGTTTTCTACTGGTGACGGTTATGCAGCCTATGTAGTCAGCGGGACAATCGGGCCATTTACAGCTTCGCACGATAGCGTCACTCCTAAGAGTCTCAGTTTTGATTCGGGAGATATTGTTATTGATAATGGGGTAGTGGGTAAACGTGGAGTATCAGACGTTATCTGCTACGGCGATAAATCTAGTTCAGCTAATCAACCTGGCGCAATTGGCGTGTTTGTATCTCGCAGAGAGCTTACAGAAGACAACCCGCCAGCGGCTTTGATTGATCATACTGAAAGCGTCATGAACCCAGAGGGTGAAGAAGTCACGCAGGTTCATATTGCGATCAGCGAAGTCACTACCATCAAAGAAACCCACGATATCTCAATAGTTAATTCTATCGGTGAAGGCCAGATTAACGTCTGCGGCGAGGGTGGCGACATCCAGATAGGAGACCTGATTGTGACCAGTTCTATGGCTGGAAAAGGCATGAAGCAGGGAGATGATATAATACGATCCTATACCGTGGCTAAGGCTCGTGAGGGCGCTACATTCTCAGCAGGTGAGGTCAAACAGATCGCCTGTATCTACCTATGTGGATGATTTATGGACACTTTATATCTAGTACAGAACGATAGCGGAGCGCAGGTTAAGGTTACTGTCACTCGTGACGATACCGGGGCGGTAGTCAACCTGACAGGCGCTACCGTACTTCTAAAATTCAAACGCAGGAATACCTCTAATATCCTGTCTACTATTCAGGCAGAGGTCTTATCCGACTTTGAGAATGGGGAGGCGATATTTAACTTCAACGGTACTTCGCTAGACATTCCATCTGGTGACTATGTGGGCGAGGTTGAGGTTACCTTTGGCAGCGGAGCTATTGAGACGGTGTTTGAAGAGCTAGAGTTCGTGGTTCGAGAGGATTACTAGTGCGTTATTTAAAGATATTAGCTGTATCAAAAAGGCTAAAAGCAACTGTAGAGTCTAATAGACTTCGGCTGAAGAACGTCCTTATTGGCATCTTTATCTTTATTAAGCAGCTAATTAACTCTGTTTCTGTATCAGAAAGCATATCTAAGACTTTAGGAAAAAGCGCTTCTGACCAGTTTTTAACTTCTGACGATCAAGTATTAGATGCTAATAAGGGACTAGAAGATTCTATTAGCGCGTCTGAATCTATTAAGTTTGATTCCGTTAAGTCTTTAAGTGACCAGGTTTATGCAACCGATGACTTAGGTGGTGAGGCTTCATTAGATGATGACCAAACCATTCAATTTATTAAAGTTAGGTCAGATATAGCTTTTGTTAGCGAGTCACTAGATAGAACAGCGGCGTATCAAAGGCAGTTTACAGACTCTTCATTAACCTCTGATTTAACGCTACTTAGCGTATCAGTTGGTCTTGAGGACGCATTACAAGCTGTTGAAACAACTGTTAAATTGTTGGATAAAGGTGAATCTGATACACTCTTAGGAGCAGACTCTGGAACACTACTTAATCAGGATTACGTTGATAATCCTTACTATTTTGCTGACGATTATGTCGGCGACAAGAGAATATTTTGAGGATAGATTATGTTTAATTCAAATATTAAAGCCACAGGTCGGCTCAACGTAGTCCTAAAAGACGAGTCTGGCGCTGTTAAAGAAAGCCGTGAAATCAATAACTTGGTCGTGACCACTGGTCTTGGCTACATTGCTTCACGAATGAAGGACGTTACTGAGGATGCTATGTCTCACATGGCTATCGGTTCTGGCACATCTGCTGCTGCGGCTGGCGATACCACTCTAGGCACACAGCTTGCTCGTGAGGCTCTTAGCTCAACGACTGTGGCTGGTGGTGTGGTTACCTATGCTTCAAGTTACGCTTCTGGTACAGGCACAGGCGCTGTCACAGAGGCAGGTATCTTTAACGATGCTACCGCTGGCACTATGCTATGTCGTACGGTCTTTGATGTAGTCAACAAGGGCGCAAACGATACGCTCGCGATTACTTGGACTATTACACTTTCTGCATCCTAAACATTAGATAGAGGCGATTATGGCTACAATTATTACTCGGGCGGGTAAAGGCTCGCCTCTTGAAAATGACGAAGTAGATGCTAACTTTACCAATCTTAATAATAACAAGGTAGAAACCTCGGCATTAAATGAATTGGTAGATGACCGTGTTAGTACGTTGATTGTTCCTGGTCTCGGTATCACCACTGATTACGATGATACCGCAGGAACTCTCACAGTAGAGTCAGACACCATCGAGGAGCTGTGTAAGAACGGCACAGGCTCTACCATACTAAAGGGTACTCCGGTCTACCAGACAGGTACTGCTGGTAACTTCATGGAGATCGCCCCTGCTGATGCGTCTAGCGCTGCTACTATGCCAGCGGTAGGTGTATTGGCTGAAGACCTCATAGCTGGCGCGGAAGGCACTCTGCTATTAATGGGTCGCATCTCTGGCATAGATACAAGCGCGTTTAGTGAAGGCGATGTTATCTATGTTGCGTCTGGTGGTGGATATACAAACACTCGTCCAACTGGTGAGTCCGTATTAGTACAGAATCTTGGTAGAGTTACTAAGGTCAATGCTTCCAATGGCGGCGGCGTTGTTATGGGTTCTGGTCGCTCCAATGACGTACCTAACCTGACAGACGGCAATATCTTTATCGGCAACGCTTCTGGCACATACGACAAGCGAGCCATCGTTGCAGCGGATATATCTGATCTGACTGCTACAGCCACAGAGCTGAACTACACAGACGGTGTTACGTCTAGCATTCAGACGCAGTTAGATTCTAAAGCTCCACTAGCCTCCCCAACCTTCACAGGCACAGTCACTGCTGATGGTTTGTCTCTTGGTGATAATGAGAAGGCTACGTTTGGTAACTCTAATGACTTAGAGATTTATCATGATGGTAGTAGCAGTTATGTTGAGGATGTTGGAGCAGGAAACTTAATCCTAAAGTCAAATGGCTCAAACATTCAATTTAGAGATGTATCAGATAATATAACTTTTAAAGTAGCTCCAAATGCAACAGAGTTATATTACGCAGCCAATAAAAAACTCGCCACAACCGCCACAGGCATAGACGTTACAGGCACAGTGACGTCTGATGACAAGATTTTTATTGAAAGTGGCAACCCTTACATTGCTATTAATGATACTGATATAACTGACTTAAATACAATGATCCGCACACAAAGTGGCGTTGGTTACATCAATACAATAAATGATGCTTACAACACTGTGGCAAAACGAATTGGCATTGACCACGCGACAGGCGACATCTCTTTCTACGAAGACACTGGCACGACTGCAAAGTTCTTCTGGGATGCTTCTGCTGAGTCTTTGGGTATTGGTACTACGAATCCTACTCATTCGTTACATATAGAAAAAACTGGAACACAGCAACTAAAAATAGTTAGTACAACTAGCAGCACAGAAGTTAGGTTTGGAGCAAGCTCAACTGGTGCGGGGTTTTTATGGACGCAATCAGCCGACCCTCTTGCGATAGGTACTGACGGCACAGAACGTATGCGCATTGACTCATCAGGCAATGTTGGTATCGGTACTACGAGTCCTGCCTACACACTTGATGTTAGCGGTGATGCAAGATTTTATGACGCTACCGGCAATTCTTCTAATTATTACTTTGAGTCAGACCATTATTGTCAAGTAAATATTACTAGCGATAAAGACGCTAGTGCTGGTGGGCCATACAATACCGCAATAACTGCTAATGGAAGCAATGGTAATTTAGAGCTAAGAACCAATAGTTTACAACGAGTGTCTATTGACCAGTCTGGCAATGTTGGTATTGGTACTACGAGTCCTGACGAAACTTTACACGTTCAAAACTCTGGAAATCCTACAGTTAGAATAGAAACAACAGGAGCATCAAATTATAGCTCTGTGCATTTTGCAGACGCAGGAGGAGCATCTGGACGAATAGAGTATCAGCACAGCAATGACAGTATGCAGTTTCGCACTAACGCCTCAGAACGTATGCGCATCGACGCCAATGGCAACTTGCTTGTTGGTACTACTGATGCAGATACCCAGAATAACAATGCAGGTTCTTCTGCGGATAATGGTCTTGTCTACAACATAGGTTCTGGTGGTTATTTTAATGTAGCTAGATATAACGGAACAGTTGGTTACTTTAATAGAACAGGTACAGACGGGTCTATTGTAGAGTTCCGCAAAGACGGCACAACCGTAGGTATTATTGGTGTTGATTTTAGCGACAATATTTTTATCTCTGGAAACTCTACACACGCAGGAATAATCTTTGGTGACACACAGGTTGTTCCATATAAAAATGGCAATACTGTAAATAATGTAATAGATTTAGGCTCTTCTACAGCAAACTTCAAAGACCTCTACCTATCAGGCACAGCTAGTGTTTCTAAAACAAGGCTTACTACTAATAACACCACTTATTGGGATTTAAGAAGAGATTCTGGTACAGGAGACTTTGTTGTTAGCGATGACGGGCTTGGGGATGTCCTTACAATACTCCAAAGCAACGGCAATGTTGGTATTGGTACTAGTAGTCCTTCGCGTATCTTGCACGTTGAAAATAATGGTCTAGCTGACCTTCTTCTGAGAGACACTTCTACATATTCTGTTGGGACTGGGCCTGCTGTTATATTTCAAGGCAATGATAGCGGAGGCACTATTACACAGTTTGGGGCTATTTATGGTGTTTCTAACGGCTCAAACTCAGGCGAATTAACTTTTGAAACAAGAAACTCTGGTTCTTCCGCAGAACGTATGCGCATAGACTCCAGTGGCAATGTTGGTATTGGTACTAGTAGTCCTGATCAACTGCTTCATATTTCTGCGTCATCAAACCCAACGATTAGAATAGAAAACACCGACACAACAGCGTCAGTCAATCAAACAATAGGCAAGATCGAATTTGAAGGACAAGATGCTTCAACAAATGCTTCTGGTGTTAGAGCTGAAATAGAAGCTGAGTATGGTGGAGTAGGCGGCACTAGTAGATTAATATTTAAAACTACAAACGAAAGCTCAACGACTCTAAGCAATTCTATATTTCTCTCTTATAATACTCAGGCGTTCTATACCGGCAACACAGAACGTATGCGCATAGACTCCAATGGCAACTTGCTTGTTGGTAAGACTAGCGCTGATAACACTACAGCAGGTATGACGTTTTATGGCTCTTCACCCGGAGCATTCTCTGCTGTTAGAGCATTAGCTGTAACAGGAATTTTTAACCGTTTAAGCAATGACGGCGACATTTTAGAGTTCCGCAAAGACGGCACAACCGTAGGTAGTATTCTTAATGATGGTACGGCAGCATATTTTAACAGCACAGCAGATGGTGGTTTAGCTAGAGCAGGCACAGTATATTTTAAATGGAGTTCTGCTCAGTTTTACCCTAATGTAGATGATTCTTCTGATTTAGGAATAGTAAGCCGTCGCTTTGACGACATCTACGCTACCAACGCCACAATCCAAACCTCTGACGCTAATGAAAAACAAGACATTGAGTCACTATCTGATGCAGAGCAGCGTGTTGCTGTAGCGGCTAAAGGACTATTGCGTAAATTCCGATGGAAGTCTGCCGTTGAAGAAAAGGGTGACGATGCTCGTATACACTTCGGTATTATCGCTCAAGACCTACAGGCTGCATTTGAGGTAGAGGGTTTAGACGCAGGACGTTACGCAATGTTTATCCATTCAACGTGGACAGACGAAGAAACAGGTGAAGAGCGTAGCCGTATGGGTGTGCGTTATTCAGAACTACTAGCATTTATAATTGCAGCACTTTAAATAGAAGGAAATTAAGATGACAACATTTAATTGGACTATAGCAACTCTCGAGTACGACCTACAGCCCTCTGATATGGACGGCGCTGTTATAGTCGCACACTGGCGAGTAAACGCTGAAGAAACCACAGGCGAAGGAGATGATGCTGTAACGTACACTGCTTCTTCTTACGGCACTTGCGGATTCAGCCCAGACCCATCAGCAGAAGGCTATGTACCCTACGCTGATCTTACTCAAGAGATTGTTCTTGGGTGGGTGTACGACTCAGTAGACAAAGACGCTACTGAAGCAAGTCTGCAATCAAACATTGATTTGCAGATCAACCCTGTCACTGCTGCGGGTGTTCCGTGGTAGTTTTTAACTAGGAGAAAATCTAATGAGCAAAGACAACAAGCCTCAGATGATTACGATAAACGATGTTGAATATGACACAGCTATATTCACTGAAGAGCAGATTGCTATGACGAATCACTGTCTTGATCTGGACAGGAAGATTGGCAACATGAACTTCCAGTTACAGCAGCTACAAGTGGGTAAGGATTCTTTCTTGAAGATGCTTACTGAGTCTTTAGAGACTGTTGATGATTCGTTTGAAGTTTAAAAACTATGTCATTTGGGTAGTTAGACTATATAAATTGCATAGGATATAAACTTTGAGCCTGATTGATTACGCAAAGACAGAACGCCAACGCGAAGCGATTAAAGCGTGGCAAGACTGCGGTGAAGTTGTTGCTAAAGCGGCGGGTGTCTTGGGTATTTCTCCGTCTACACTCCGCGACCATATTGGTACGGTTAAAAATGCTGCGGCTGCGGCGGGTTACTCTGGGAATTGGGATGCGACTCGTCACGTTCCAGAGGGCGAGATAGTCATTGGACGTAGTATCTACACTTCTGACGATGAAGGTAACAAGGCGTGGTTAAAAACTAAACGCACAATAACCGAAGCAGAGCGGGATAAAGCTCTGCAAGGTTTTGTTGATGGTCTTGTTAAAGGTCTTCCGAAGTACAAGCCTAAAGCCAAACCCAAGGCTAAGAAGTTTGCTGATGACCTACTACCTACGATAGTGATAGGTGACGCACACTTCGGCATGAGGGCTGACGCAAGGGAAACAAAGGAAAGAGACTACGATACAAAGATAGCCTCGGCAGATATGCTTGACGCTATAGATTATCTCGTGGACTTATCTACCCCTTGCGAACACTCATTGCTTATTAATGTTGGTGATTTTATCCACGCCAATGGATCAAGTGGTACTACTTTTTCAGGCACAAAATTAGACGTAGATACAAGAATCGAAGTAGTGCTAGAGACAGCAGCACAGACGTTTATCTTCGCGATAGACAAGATGCTATCTAAGCACAAGAATGTCACTGTCATCATGGCTCGTGGTAACCATGACTCAGATACAGCAATTGCTCTTGCATTGATACTGAAGTTTTATTATACGCAAGAGAAAAGGGTAACTATCTTAGACCCTCACGGTTTTTTCCATACGCTACAGTTTGGCAAGAACCTCATAGCTGTACACCACGGTGACAAGGTTAAGGCAGAGAAACTAGGAGCAATCCTACCGAAAATGCTACCTGAGCAGTGGTCAAGCACAGTGTATAGAAAGTGGATTGTCGGACATATCCATCATCAGAACTCTATCGAGACATCTAATGGGTGTTTCGTGGAAGCGATGGGGACGTTGTCTCCTCCCGACTCTTGGCATTCAGGAGCTGGGTACGGTGCGTCCAGTGTGATGAATCAGATTACATTCCACAAGGATGGCGGCGAAGCTATCCGTCACGTTTACCAAATCAGAGCTTCTCGCAAAGCTCCTGACCTGACGCTATAGGTATGAAAATGGAAGACCGATTACACCGGGTAGAAGCTAAAATTGACAAGCTCCAAGAGGCGGTTATCTCTCTGGCGCGTGTTGAAGAGCAGTTAGTGACGGTTTTTAATCGCCAGTCTTCTATTGAGTCTAAGGTGAATGGTCTCGATGACAAGGTAGATCGTTTATCGGAAAGCGTGATAAAAGGTAAGTCAGCCGAGCGTATCGTATGGTTAGTCGTAGCTGCCGCGATTGGCGCAGCGTTTAGATTCTTAGGATAACTATGGAAACCATCCCCTTTCCAGATAAAATAAGCGACAGATTGACCGAGGAAGCGATGGATAAGCTCGGTGAGTGGGTCGAAGAGTATGTAGAGAAGGGCGTGAACCAGGTTAGCTTGATAGGTCTGATGGAGATATACAAGACCTCTCTGGCCTACAATCTTCTGGAGGACGAATACGATGATGACGAAGATTAGAACGGCGTTTAAGGCGCTACAGAAGGGTAAGGCAGTTGCTGACCCAGCTAAGTGGAAGAGTCGTCAGATAACCGCTACGGCGCTCACAGGAGCGATATGGGCGGCTATACAGGCTGCGGAGGCGTTTGGGTATGCGATACCAGTGGACGAAGCTACCGTTGATTCTGTGGCTGTTGGGTTTCTTGCTGCTGTCAACTGGCTGCTCACACTATCAACATCTGAGAAGGTTGGGGTGTAGTGTCGGCGTAAAGCCTGTAATCGTGAACCCGCACTGGGTTGAAGTCGTACCGAACATCTATGGCATCGAGGCCATCTTATTAACTGCGGAGTGTAAGATATGAGCTTGTTTGAATACTTAGGTTGGGTAAAGCGTCTCTGGTCAATGGTAGTAGAGATCGTCAAATTGATTGAGGAGACTATCCCTGATGATGGAGCTGGTAAAGAAAAGCTGGCGGCGTTCGATATCATGCTTAAGGCGGCTATCGCTAAAGCTGATGATATTGACGCTGAGTTTGATAAGTTGCAGCCTGTTGCTCATGATATCGTTTCTAGCGTTGTTACTCTCTTTAATACCGTGGGAATATTTAAACGATCCTAATGACTAGACTAGAAAAGCTCCTCATCAAGCATGAGGGTTATCAGAACAAGGCCTATGAGGATACGGTCGGCACTGTGTCCATTGGAGTCGGTCGTAACCTTGATGACCGTTGGGTTGTCTGACGATGAGATTATGTACTTACTGCATAATGATATTGTCAGATGCGACCGGGAGCTTATCGCCTGTTTTCCTTGGTACTCAGATTTAAGCAGAGTGCGACAAGAAGTCATGCTTATGCTTTGCTTCAACCTTGGATTGACTAGGCTGCGTAAGTTCGTCAAGGCTCTGTCCTGCATGGAGCGCGGTGAATTCACTATGGCTGCGGATGAGTTCTTAGACTCGAAGTGGGCGAAGCAGGTCGGCAACCGAGCAATAGAGCTGACAGAGATGCTTATTACCAACAGGTATCCTACGGCTTAACATTCTCTAGTTTGGCAATTTCTGACTCAATGATGAAATCGCAGTACTGCTTGATTTTTCGCAGATCGTCAACTCCTCCTCTCTCACGCCATCTAGAAATATATTTAACAATACAACCTTCTGCAAATTCTAGCTGATTTGCCATGATGTACTCTATAGGCTGCATCTTTAGCTTCTTGTAATGATCGCCAGCGACCTGATAGTCAGTTGATTTCATGACTGCTCCTGTGTGTAACCTATTAAAGATTCTATTGGATACAAGTGTTCTTCAGATACATGAAGGCATCCGTAACTTGTTGGAGTTGCGTGTTGCTTAAACTTATTACGGCTCATGCAGCCTAGAATGTCTACACAGTTCTCGCGTTTAAACCTGGCGAGTATTGCAACTTGAGCCTTAAATGCTTTGTGGGTTTTGAATACTAGGTCGTTGCCGGGATAAGATCTTGTTTTTACATCTACAGTTAGGTCGCCATAGATCAAGTCAATACCGTTGTCTGCTCCTACCTTCTCCAGCTCTACTTCAACGTCTAAATATTTAGCTACGGCAAGCTCGCCTACTAGACCAATATAATCAACAGTCAGATCAGATTTATCCGACGCTACTCGTTGGTTAGGTACTCCGTTATTTCTTGCATTATTAGTCCTGATAGCAGCGCATTTTTTACATCTTTCTAGTTCTGCGTCACTCAGTATAATTTGCATTAAATAATTATCCTTTGCTCGTGGTATTTAATCTGCTCTTGAAACTCGGCAAGCATATCCTCGTACTCTGGCAACGATATCTTTTTGACTACGTTAGGACGGCTAACCATTTCGTCTACATAGTCTTTACCATAGTAGTCATACATCCACTTCTGATAGTTATGAGCAACAGTTCCTGCGCCTTTACCCATCTGTAGATTGCAGCCAGCGCATTGCGGGTGGACGTTCTCGATCTCTAGCGCGAGATGGTGAGTGCCTCCGCGACCTTTGGCTATGTAATGACCGCCATGCATCCCATCCCGGTAATGCTTAACCACGCCACAACTGACACACTCTACATAACCGTATTCATCAGCAGCAGATATCCTTGCTAACAACTGGATAGCCACTAAGCATTTCTTTCTTACCTGAGCTAGAGTCGGCAAAAGTAACCTGTCCTTAGCGCGTCCATAACCTTCAGCGCTCGTCTTTGTGTCTCATCATCAAACTGATTGAAACGCATTGATAGGAGTTCCAGAGAGAATTGACGCTTGGTAACTGGTACAACCTTTTCAAGCTGACGTATATCTCTTGGCTTTTCCCACGTTATCTTAGATTCATCTCTGCTCTTGTCGTTGCCTGAGTTGATCGCCATTGCTCAAACCTCATATTAAATACTTGTATCTTATGCTTAAGCATTACCGCTTGTTCTATGGCTACCTTGAGACCTTCTAATAACTGTAGGTACTCAGGATGCGAGTAGGCGTAACGCTCTTGCTTCGCTATTGGCATTGAGGGGTTAGTCCTTTCTGCCTCTGCCATAAGTATAGCCTTTTTCGACTTACGGAACTCCATAAGATACATTCTGTTCGCTTCAGCCTCAGAGTATTCTCTGGTTATTTCCTCAAGCTTTGCGAGAGTATTTCCTGCGCTCGAATTCGTTTCTGACATATAGTTCAACTCGTTCACGTTGATCTGTGGGGACTTCTTTTAGAGCAGCCCTTCGCTCTTCTAGTGTTTTAAGATTAAGTATCTCGTCAGCGTAATGCCTTGGGCGTTTTTGGTTGTTAAACATCAGGCGGTCTGCCTAGCGTAGCGTATTTAAATCCCACTTCGATATGCGGAGTCTGGAAGCGTACAGAGCTGTGTTTCTTACGCACAACATATCTATTGTCTCTTTGAAATACATAGTATTTAAAACGCTCTTCTACTGCGCAATACTTGGCTTCCTCTAACGCTGCCTCAAGATCGTCAAATGTCTGCATTGTTGACTCCTAATCTTAAGAACTCTATAGGACTGAGTTCTAATTCAGTAGCCACTTTGCAGACCAGCGACAGAGGCGCGTCTTCCATATGCCTCCATCGCGAGATATGCTGCTTTCGCACATCGAATCGCTTCGCAAGATCAACAGACTTAATGCCGTTGATCTCTTGAGCAATCTTCAATGATTTGCCGAAGTTAAACTTGTACATCAGAATGGCAGGTCATCGTCAAAATCAACAACTGGCGCAGCAGTTACAGGAACTGTATTTACTTCGCTGTCTGTTCGTATAGAGCCAGAGCCTTTAATTAATGGCTTATTAGAACCATCAGGCTTGTTAGTAAACGCAGTTGTAGAGATATTCTCTGTTACTACTTGGCAGTTAGGACAGGTAAACGAAGCCTTTCCTGTCATCTGTGGAGACCTTTCTGAGTTAGGTTTGTCGTTTTTCCACAGTGCGTATTCAAGAACTTGTGTGTATGTCATTCTTATTTCCTTAGTCTTTGTGTTTCAGATTTTATAATTTCAGCAGTCTCAATAAGTAAAGGTTCTGCCAGGTTTAACAGTTTGTCGTCTCTCTTTACCTTAATTAGAAGTGGCTCTAAGTCAGGATGGTATGAGAGAAACCAGTATTCAGATAACCCCAAAACAAGCATTGTCCCTTGGACTTGCTGTACATAGGTAGTAGGGATTTTCCCTTTACGCAAGTATGCAACGTGCGTACTGGCATTAGGACACTTGATCTCGATGCCTGTGTCATCCCATAAACCGTCAGAAGAGCAGCCTATCTCATAGTCGTCCATCTTAATCAGGCCAGTTTCCTCTATATCTACGCCTAGCATCAATTCTGCTAACGCTCTAGCCTCTGGCTCTAAGTCGTTACCTCGTTGCATGGCATCTGACTTAAACGTCTCTGTCGGCTTCTGAAGCAGGTTCTCAGAGATCAGTTGGTTTATGAGACCGTCACGGCTAGTAGATAACTTACCTGCGGTAGTAAATACCTTGGAGAAGTTACTCGCTGTCACGCACCCAATTCGTTCGGTGAGCCAATCGGTCGTACCCTGGATAGCCTGTGAAATTCGCATTTGGTTTCCATAGTTCATTAAGTAAATGATAGAGCCTGAGACAGTTTTTACACATAGTGTCCAATGACGCTTTTCTCTCTGAGCAAGCTCGGCACTTTATCTGATCTTTCATCATAATTTTTCTATGATCTCGCAAGCTGCATCAAAGTCTGTCACACGAAGCTGAGTAAGGTTCTCAATGTTCTTCCACTTGAGAATGCGCTTTTCATCTATCTTCTTGGCTGCCAACAGGTTCTGGATTTTAGCTACCTGTTTGACGGAGATCGTGGGAGATGGCGGATCATGCGACACTTCGTCAGCGTCCGTATCTTCCTGCGTACTAACTCCGGCAGCAGCTGCTAAGGCGAATTTCCGAACGTAGGTAAGGATTGACCCGTAAGCCTGGCTGTCATGCTTGGCAGAAGGGACACCAAAGCGTGAGCGCATCCACTGGCCGCTAGAGTGGATCAGCATAGTCTCTACGCCGACCTCTCCATTGATTGAATAAGGATGCTGGGTGTAGCTGATGCCATTGGCAGTGAGGGTGTTTTTAACTGCGTCACGGATATCATCTAGGGTTGCGTAAGCGCCAGTTTTGCCAGTTGCCTTGTCAGCGAACCGACTATTAACACCAGACATCTTAGCCTTTGGCATTACTGCTTGAGCCTTGGCGAGTGCCGCAGCTAGTTCATTTATTTGTTCTGATTGCTTCATTAGTAATCTCCTTGAGTAGACTAATCTACCGAATATGATTACCAACTGCAAGAAGTTTCTAGGAGGCAAAACTAATTATTTTTGTTTTGTTTTGTCCCTGTACAAGATAAAAAAAAGCCCCGAGCGATTCACATCGTGTCAGGGCTTGCAAAACTAACTCAAGGGGACTATCCTTAACTTGTCGGTGGGTTAGCAGCCCTAAATTCTGACTTGAATGAGGAAAGTAGAAACCCGACAAGGGACATTCTACACCATCCCTTACGATCCAACCAAGTCTAATACCGTCCGTGTGGTAAAGCCTGACGTACTCTGGCTCATGGGTAGCTGACCCTTAAATTAGCCGCAGAAATGTGAGAGACAAACGACCTAAAACTCCTGCGCTGACCCGCCCATGTCAACAGGAACCCGCAAACACACACAACCAGGTCGCGAGCTAGGCATTGAAATAACTTCCAGTTAAGTCTGGCGGGGGAGCGGTTCACCACTGTGGATCGTTGCAATGAGTACCAAGTCTTCGGACTTTCCGTTTTGGAGCGCTAGGACACCTAATGCCGTGGGTGTGTTTGCGGGGGAAAATGGGCGCTTGTGCCTGTAATTTGGAGATCAAAATGGACGACCTATCAGAGAAGCCATGCCGATGTGGTGAAACAATGGGCGAAGTCATAGGCTTTAACCATCGTCAAACAGATGACACATATCAGATGTACCGGGTCTGTTGGTACTGTCCAGATTGTCACGCCACTGAACAGGCCATTGGGCGAGAGCGCGTTGTTGATACAAAATGATATAACAAGTAAACAAAATATGTTGACTCCTGTGTTTTTGGTAGGCAGTATTATTCCAACCAAAGGAGAATGACATGACTTTAATTGACGCGATTGACGAAAATCTGGACGACCTGGTAGACCCAAAGAACCGATGTGTAGAAGCAACGGACGCAGCATCTAACGCACTAGTCATTGCCTGGACTGAGGAAACCCCTTACGAATTGCAAGAGATGATGTTTTTCGAAAGCTCGGAAGCTGACTGCCAGCAGTTCCATGTTGACATGGCAAAAGCATTCGCTGGCGAGATCACGCATGATGAGTTCTTTATTAAGTACGAAAAGTTCTATGACATCGCGAAGCGCGAAATCATGGATGACCTAGATTCTAAAATCTGGAATAGGTACACAGACCTTAATGATGTACCGCCACTAGATATGTATGACTACAACGGTGTCAGAAGGGAGGACTTCTAATGTGGATGCTAACTCGTAACGGTGAAAAGTTTGGTTATGCGACAACTGACAAGGCTGCTATTGAGAAGTACCGTGGCTGGTGGATTGATGACCACGTTGTCGCTGAGGCGGCTCAAGTTCAGTTAAGACTATGGAATGCGTCCAAGACCACTATTCTACAGTCAGAGGCAGAGCAGATAGCGCGTGACACGCTTGAGGAACAGATTGGCATCACGAAGGTTCCATGTTAGAAGTCGCCTGTATTGCTATGGCTATCTACTTCGAGGCTAGGTCTGAGCCATTAGAGGGACAAGTAGCAGTAGCGAATACCATCATGAACAGGGTCGAAAGTCCTTACTTCCCTGATACGCCTTGTGAGGTAGTCCAACAAGGTCGCTACTGGAAAGGTCATCCACTTCGAAATCAGTGTCATTTCAGCTATTGGTGCGATGGTAAGCCAGAAGTGATAGTAGACGAACAGGCGTACACACTAGCTCTCAGTATTGCGGTGAATTGGCGCAATCTCGTAGATGTTACTGGCGGTTCTACTTACTACCACAGAGATGACATCGAGCCTTACTGGGTTTCTAACTTAGGAACTAAACGTCAGATAGGTCGCCACATATTTTACAGGGAGGCTCTATGATCGAGCTAAGACCTCATCAAGAAGCTGCCGTAGAGCAGATTAGACAGTCTCTCAGGAAAGGTAATAAGCGTCCTTTACTGGCAGCTCCCTGCTCTATGGGTAAGACCATGATTGCAGCGTTTATCATGATGAGGGCGGCAGAGAACGGCGTGAGAAGTATTTTCTTCTGCGATAGGGTGAAGCTAGTAGGCCAGACGGTTGAGACGTTTGAGCGGCTCGGCGCTGACTTTAGCGTCATGCAAGGCGATGACCCCAGGTACAACCCTAATAAGATGATACAGATCGCATCTATTCAGACAGCGGTTCGCAGGAAGCATCTAAACTTTGGTCTGGCAATAGTTGATGAATGTCACACTATGTATAAGGGTCTGGTAGACGGTTTTATGACCAGGTATGACAACGTCCCTTTTATAGGACTGTCAGCTACCCCTTACTCTAAGGGTCTGGGTAAATACTGGGACGATTTACTCGTACCGATCACGCCAAGGCAATTAATTGACCTAAATTACCTATGTCCCACTGACTACTATGTCGGCGAGACGATCAGTACAAAGGGGATTAAGAAGAAAGCCCTTCCCACAGGCGGTAGTGACTTTGATGCCGAGTCTCTCGGCGCTGCAATGATTGACTCCGAGACATTCAACGGAGATGTGGTAGAGAACTACCGGGTACACTCGGCAGACCTAACTAAACGAGCGATAGCGTTCAGCCCTTCCGTAGCTCATTCCAGGGCGCTTGTAGAGAAGTTTAACGCAGCAGGAATCCCGGCTCTACACATTGACGGCTATATGCCTGAAGACGAGCGCAAGTATATCTACGCTGATCATCGAGCAGGAAGCTCGCTTGTCCTGTCATGCAGTCGCTTGCTCGGCACTGGCTATGACGATCCCTCGGTTGAGATATTGATAGACTGTTTCCCTACGTCTAAGAACTCGAAGATAAGCTGGATTCAAAGAGCAGGGCGCATCTGGAGAATAGCGCCAGGAAAGGAACGAGCTATTTACTTAGATCACGCTGGAAACCTGCATCGCCACGGTATGTTCCCAGAGGATGTAATACCTGACTCTCTGCATGACGGAGAGAAGAAGTTTGACGAGCGCGATCAGACGAAGAAGGAAGAAAAAGAGCCTATCATGCGTGACTGTCCGGTATGCTCCGCAACCTTCACTGGACGCAAATGCGCCTGTGGCTATGAACTAGCTATGACTGAGCCTGTATTCAAGGACACAGGGGGTATGTTGAAGAAGGTAGACAAGCTTACGCTGAGCCAGGACAAAAACAGATGGTACGGAGAGCTGCTCTATCATTCCAGGTCTCGCGGATGGTCGGATGGCTGGGCGGCTCACGCTTATAAGTCTAAATTTGATGTCTGGCCTCGCAATGTAGATAAGATTCCAGTAAAAACAGAGTCCAAGGATGTGAAGAATTGGATACAAATGCTGACGATCAGGAGAGCCAAAGGTAATGCTAAATATCTCAATAGTTCTAGAGCGATTAGATAAGGTTCGCAAGACCCCTAATGGATGGACTGCTTGCTGTCCTGTTCATGGTGACAGAAATCCCTCGATGAGCATCACAGAGAAAGACGACGTTATCCTATGTCACTGTCACGCCTGTGGCGCTAACGGCGTTGACGTAGTTGCTGCGGTTGGTTTGAAGCCAGAGGTCTTGTTTGATAAGCCGTTTGAACGAGAGGAAGACAAACACTGGCTGCTCAACAAAAAGGCTGATTGGGATGAGTGTATAATAGCTATGGCAGATGAGACTATTAAGCGAGGGGATCGCATTGCCTACGGCGATTACAAGACAATCAAGGAGTCTCTAGCCCGGAGAGAGCAAAGACGAAAACTTGGTCTGCCTATCATTTTTAACATGGACATAATCTTATGAGTCTTGCAGATATAGATAAAAACACCGTCATCCTTAGCCGCACTCCCTACAAAAACGAAATAACCGAAGCAAGCAAGACTAAGCTACAGGCAATCATCGATGCAGACATTGCTCGGTTTCTCAAAGCTGGCGGCAAGATTCAGAAGATAGATTATCAGCTAACTACTAAGAAGCAGAAGGAAGGGCGTAGTACTTTAGACTTCAGGAATAAATTATTGTAGCTGCGCGTTGGCTGGGTAGGCCACAAAGAGTAAAGGAAAGCAAAACTCACCGCGCATAATTAATTATGCCTATACCGGATAAGGATAGCAAGATGTTTCATGTCACCATGGATACAAGAAGGATGCATAAGTTCCTGGATAACCACTCTAAGGAGCAAATCCCTTTCGCAACCTCTCAGGCCATCAATAAGATGCTGTTTGAGGGTAAAAAAGGCACTTCTAGGGATATGGACAGGGTTTATGATGGGGGCGCTACTAGATGGTCTAAACAGGCCGTACAGTACGCAAAATCCACTAAGAAACTGCTTTATGGATTCCTATATGTTAAGGATGACCGTCCTTATATTATGAAAACAATAGACGGAGGCCAGGTCACGCCAAGTAAAAAGGTTTTGATCAAGCCTATGAATATCTCCACTAACCGCTATGGCAACATTGCTAACAAAGCGGTGAGCAAGAGATACGATAACCCTAAGTTCTTCGCAGGTAAGCCTTACAGAGGGTCAGCGCCTAACTCAGGCAGACAGAGCCAGAATATAAGCGCAGATGATCCCAACGTGGGACTCTGGGAAAGAATGGGAAGGAAGGGTAAGCGTGGAGGTATAGCCAGGCAGACCATCCGAATGGTAGTTAAGTTTGGAAACTTAAGAGTACAACAGAAGTTCTTTGACGCTAGAAGGATGGCAAAGACTAGATTTCAGAAGGAATGGAGGAAGGTGTTTGCTCAAGAGCTGGTTAAGGCTAAGATGAAAGCGATTCAACGAGGCCGTTAAGTATCCCATGGCTATCCCATGGTTATAGGTGGACAGAGATGAGTAAAGGTTCAAAACAGCGACCCAGGAAGGTGAAGAAGAGCCAGTTTGAAGAGAACTGGGACAAGATATTCGGCAAGCCTGGTGAGAAGAAACCGCCGAAGAAATCGTGAGTATCCCATGGCTGCGGGTGAGCATCCCATGGCTATGGTTCAGCATCCTATGGCTATCCCATGGCGCTATGTGGCTATCCCATGGCTATCCCATGGCTATGGGTGGATCGACCCCGGATCGGCCTCCGGAAGCGACCCTGAACGCGAATCATTCGCATTCCGCTTTGAAGTCCTGGCCTCGAAAAGTCTATATAAAACAAGCGCTTAGCGATTGCCAGTTACTGATTATTGAAATGCGCGAGAATGCCGCTAAAATCGCCTAGGCGCGCCGATAGGCAAAAGTGGCTGGGTGACAGCGGTAAACGGCAAAAGGCGCTTAAATCGGCTTATATGCGCGACAATGGCAAAAGGCCGCTATTCGGCTGGATAGGATAGGGGATCGGGTAAGGGGTCGGAATGCGTAAACGCCAGGCAAAAAAAAGGCCGCGATTAACGGCCTTTGTTTTATTTACGATTGGATTATGTCGCGCACGATTCGCAAATTTTCAATTGTACGACCAGGCCGCGCATAATCATTGTAGGCATCCCGTTTACGTTATCCATACTGGATTGGCTTGGGTTTCCTATTGTTTTCGACTTTTTCGCGTAGCGATCGCCCTTATTGATCGCGGCATCGCATTCGCTACATTTAACGCTTTTCATGCTTTTTATTAATTTCATAAGTAAACCTCGAAAATCGGTATTAATAGAATGCGACTAGAATTATCCCTTGAAGGATCGAGAGCGCGAGCATGAGCGCTATTTGCCAATGATCGGCCATCAGATCACCTCGAAAAAGGTTAAAAGGATTAGACCGTAGATTGTAAAGACCGCCGCCGATACCAGCGCGGTCGACCAAAATCCAGCGCGCTTTTCGGCCTGTACTTTAACGATTAACTGATCGCGCCTTATAGGCACATAGTCGCGCTCGAATTCGGGAACCTTGCGCGGGAATTTTATTACGTTGCTCATGGTTAAACCCTCTTTATATCCGCACGATTGCGGACTAATCGCGGCGCGTTTTTGCGCGTGATCATTAAAATTTAATTCCCAATAACCAAAACCGACCCGTTGCGCGTATCGGTCGGCGATTGTTTCGGCCTCCCTATGACCGCGAGCGGCGATATTGAGGATATCGGATACAGGCGAAAACTCGGTCTCTCTTAATCTAAGGACTGAATTCATAGTTAAGCCCTCGCGATCACGTTATCGATTACGAAACCGGATTTGTCGCGCTTGGCCGCGCCTTTTGCTAGTAGACCCACAATCACGTTATCGGGATCGGTGAAGCGTAGGTCGTCGCGGTCGCCATTAATGACGCGCCGGCCTAGATATTGGTCGGGTAATTCACTCCTAAAAACGACCGATATATTGTGCGCGCTCTTACTCACTTTTTTAGCATAGGCGGCATTGGCTGCGCTATATGAGGCGGTAAGATGATAATTCGACGGAACGCGCCTAGTCGGCAATTTCGTATAATCGTAAAAAGTGAGATCGGGAAAAGTCGCCATTAGCGATAGGCCGTTCGACCCCTTTTGATTTTCCCATGCGATGTCACTAGTACCATTCAAGCGCACAGCTAATTGAACGCCTAGGCGATCGGCCTTTTTGATGGCCTTTAAGATATCGGCGGCGAGGGTATCTACGAACAAAACGGGATCGTCGCGAAATAATTCGGTTTTGCGAATACGCGCGGCCTGTACGTTAGAAAATGCGCCTCTTCCAGCGCTATATAGGCAAGCGGCCTTACAACCGGCCTTTTCGGCCATTGGACAAACATTGATGCCAGCGACGGTATCGGCGGGCGCTAGGTATAGAATCGCGGTCAAGTACTCGCCGCGCTTATCTGATTTGATGGTTTTTGCATTGTTGCCAATAGATAGTAATTTCATAATTTCCTTTCCTTTTAAGTTAATGAGCGGCCTACCCCTAGGCGCTTTTGGTTGTCTTCTTAAGTCGCTTAAATGCCTCGCCAAAAGTGAATTCGTCTCGCATATCATCGAATTCGGATAATTCAGTATTGACTTGAATATATGGGCCATTCATACAGGCCCACGTTGTTTTAGTACTAATCATGCAATTGCCTAAACGTCCGATATATATATCAAAGCGACCGGACGTCATGTTGAAAAGACTGCAAAGCTCTTCATTAGTTAAGTTATTCGCAAGCTTTAGCATTCTTTCCTGCCTTTTTACTATGTTCGAGCGATTCATTGTGTCACCTCCAGTTCGGTTAAATATTCGACGACGCATAGTGCCGCCTTTTTGCAATGGTCTATATCACGATCGGTCGCGCCTAATTCTACGGCTCTCTCGACCTGGTCTATCGCGCGGCGGGAATTGATCTCACCAGGCGACGTTTATAGCTATTGATAGCGCATAAGTGACGCGCGCCAATCGTTCTAGCTCATTACTCATAATTAGACCCCTTAAGCGCTACGGTTATCAGAGAGAGCTTCTTGCAATGTCTCGCAGTAATTGCCGCCTTCAAAGTGAGCGGGTATATCGTCGCGCGTTGAATCTATAGCGCGCCATGCTACATAGGGGTGTAGCGGATGATTGCGCTTTACGACGACAATTGCGGATGGATAGCAGAATTGATCCCCATCTCGCTCGCTCAATACGGTTACCAATTCGCCATCTACTGCTTTTAATGCGTGATCTAGGTTGAACATGATTTGATTCCCTTTATATAGGCGCGACCCAATGCCTCGCCGTTGCCTAATTATAACGGCCGATATTCCGGAAAGTAAACGCGAAACGATAACTTTTTATTCCTTCTTATATAGGCAATCGAACGGCCTAGTCGTCGGCCTACCCGCTGGCCTAGTCGCTGGTATACCGCCGGCCTAGTCGGTATCGGGTATCAATGCGGCCTATCTAGCGGCCTAGTCGCGGGGTATAGGGTCGGCTTACCCGCCGGCCTAGGCGATCGCTTGCATGGGGGTGGCGGTCGGCCTGTATCCGGTGCGCTATCGGTCGGCCTTTTGCGGCCTTATCTAGAATGATCATTCCTGTTAGTAATATCGCGACGCGCTGGCATCGCTACAGGCCGCGAATTCATTGGGTCGGTCGTAGAGCGAGCGTTGGCGCGATGATTCGCCGCTGATCACGCCCAGGCGGCAGGCATGCCAAAAAGTCTAATGAAATCAATAGGTTGAAGGCAAGCGGGTCCTCCGACAGGCGATAATCGTGAGTGTTTCGCGCC